AGCAGCGAATGACGTATGAAGTTATAGATGAAAAGTCCTGAGAGATATTTATTTAGAGCAGTAATTAGTCAAGCAATACATGATGCTATGTATAATGGTTTAGATAAATATTATCTCATAGATAAACGTAATGCTATTGATTGGCTTATAGGTAATTCAGTAGACTTTAGAACTATATGTAGTTATGCAGAGATAGATCCTGAAATAGCTTGTAGAAAATTTACTGCTGCTATGAAGTTAGATCTATATACTTTAAATGAAGATCAACATAGAGTATTGAGTAAACCAAGAAAAAAATATAAACATAAAGGTAAATTTAGGTTAACATTTAATGAGCAAAGTTTGGAACAAACAGATTAAAGGTAGTCACTACCAAAAATATAAAATTCAACCAAGTAAATTTGTAGTAGAAAACAAACTTCTTTTTCCTGAAGGATGTGCAATTAAATATATAATTAGACACCAGGACAAAGGTGGTAAAGATGATTTGTTAAAAGCTATACACTTTATTGAAATGATAATAGAGAGAGATTATAGTTAATTTAATATAAGTTTTTTAATACTTTTTTCACCCATGTATATTTCTGTTTCAGCTAAAGATTTTATACATTGGTATTCTATATGAGATTTTGCTTCTCTTTTTGCTATACGTTTACCTTTTAAACAATTAGACATAGACTCTTGTATTCTATGTTCTTTAATTTCACCATTAATAATCATTAATAAAGCTATAACCATTTCAGTCATTAGTGAGCTCCATTACCATTAGCTCTTACTTTATCTTTAAGATGTTCAATATCTTCTAATGCTTTATCTAATTGTGTTTTAAGAAATTCTATATTAACTTTATTAGTCATGTTCATCTCTTGAGTTGATTGTAATTTCTCTACAGTTTTATAAAGATCTTCTAGTAAAAAATGTTGTTCTTGGTCAGTAGGTACTTGTTCAGATTTTTTAAGTAAATCGTTTTCAAATAATTCTCTTGATGTTTCAAGGCTAGTTAATCTAGCAGTAACTTCTGTATATCCAAATACACCCATAATTACACCAGCAACTATTGCTAACATATTTTTAATTGGCATACTTACTGATGTATTTTCACTAATTTTCATTTAGTTTTATTTTTAAAATTATTAGTTTTATCCCAAAAAGGTAACATATGTCCTGATTTTTTATAACATTTAATACAAGAGTATTCTTTATCTTTTAATAATACAAATGCTTCAGTTATAGCAATATCTCTATTGCACCATTTACATTGACCTCTTAGTTCGGTCACTTTGGTTTACGCATAATGTCTGCACCTTTAAGACCATAAATTGCAGAGACTATCCCTATAAATATTGCTTGGTACCAATAAGGAAGTTCTTTAAAATATTCAAAGAACATATCTAATCTATTACGAATCTCAGGATCGTCAGTGAAGATAGAGTACACCAATACAAGAATAGGCAAAGATACAAGAACCAAGACAAATTCATCCTTCCAACCTTTATCATTACTCTCAATAACTTTCGCTTTATATTCAATTTGACCTGTACTCATTTTCTCAGCATGTCTCATTTGAGCAT